ATTTGCGAAACCGTGGGTGGGGGTTAGCTGGAGAGGACCCGTGATTGTTGGGGAGGATCATTCCCTTTTGGTACGATTTTTTTAGGAGAGGGGAGGGGGGGGAGAGGGGGGAGAGGGGGCGGCCAGAGGAGAAGGATGGCCGCTCTCCTGCAGCGACCGCCGGTGGCTCCGAAACGGTCAGGGGTGCCGACACGGATCTCGGTACGAACAACGGCGAGCGGCTGACGATCAGATGCCGACCAGGATAAAAGGGGGCGGGATTGTTGCTACGCATTTGCTGCCCCCTGGGGTAAATCGGTGTTTGTCTGACGCCTTTCCTGGATGCCGAGGATGGCGGCAGCGGTGTAGTTGATAGCGCCCAGGAGGTCGGCTATGGCGCGATCAGGATGGCTCTCGCAGCAATTGATTGCCTCGAGTATCTTTTTGCGCGCCTGGCCGGCCGGGAACCCTAGCCCGACGCTCCTGGTCTCGATCATGATCGGTTGCTGCAGGAAAGGAAGTCCGTTGGCGTGTCGATCCCGACCTTTGCCGTATTGCGCCTGGTCTAGGGCCTGGACTAGGACTCCTGAGAGCGGCAGGTAGCCATCAGCAACAACGGCCTCCTTTTTGCCATCACGCCGGCGTAGTTCCTCGATCTCGGCTATCCTGCGATGGGCCAGGACAGCGAGATCGTCTATCTCCTCACCATCAGCGAGGAGTACATCAATGGCGGCACCAATGATGGTGTTCCTCTCACATAACTCCATCTCGAGATCATGGATCATCTCGTTAGGGGCTGGCTGTTTGGCGGGGAGATCAACCGCGGTTGTCGAGCCGCTACCGTGTGAAAACCTAGACTCAGGCTCTTTTGTGGTCACAGCCTCAGGCTCCGCCACGGTAGCTGGTTTTTTCTTCAGCATCTCCTCCATGTCAAACAGTGCCTCGAATAGTGCAGGCCCCTGCTTGCCTAGAGCGGCGAAATAGCACTTACTGCATAGACCGCAGGCGTTGATCCGCTCGCTCCGCGAACAGTTTAGACAAGGGCCTGAGGTCTTTGCCGCCGGTATGGGCAACTTGGAGTAGGGCTTAAGGTCAGTCGTTGTCATCGTGAGGATTTTTGGATCGGCGAGGATCCCGCTTTTGATCCATCCGGGCAGCACAATTGCCACAGAGGTAGCTGTTTTCTTTTCCATCTTTTTTCCCTCCTCGAGGTTGATGAGCCCGATGTTCGCGGGCAGGTCTTTTAATGTCCCTTGCAAAATGGCGGCGCCAGTCTCACAACGGCGGCAACCATAGACGAGTGCTGAGTCTTTGATGTCGGTGTTTTCGCGCTGGTACAGGGCCAGGCAGGTGCGCTTGAAGTGCGCAAAAGAGACGACTTTAAGATCTTCCCCCGCGACCCTGCAGATCATAGCCACTCTGGGAAAACTCCTGGCCAACGATTGACGAAATCGACCAGCAGCGGCTTCATGACCTCAAGCATGGATGGGTCGCAGGCCGGAGACGTCCGGAGTTTGAAAATGTGCCGCCACTCGGCCAGGTTGGCAAAGACAATGATTTCGGTCTTGCAGGAGTTGGGCAGCACGGTCCTGGCCGCTTGCGGCGTTGAGGTCTCCAGGAGCGCCAGGTATTTGGCCTCGGTGACCTTCATGGCCAGCTCCCAGGCGTCATACTCTTCACTCCCTGGGATGAAGAACATGGGCTCGATAAAGGTCACCTCGCCGCCGAACTGGGCCTTGTCGTAACGGCAATAGCGTTGGCTCTCCTGCAGAAAAGAGCAGGGGCGATGGCGGACAATCTCATGGCTGACCGCCCGGTTGACCACGAATCGGACTGCGACAAAGCGGTGCCGGGCTTGGAGCCACATTGGCAGAGCGGCGAGGTCTTGCAACGATACCTTGCAGACCTGGATGCTCTCCGACACGGCCGAGGCGTCGATGAGTTTGTCGGCAAAACAGAGGTCGTGGGCGCAGGAGAGATACGAGACCATGGCATAGACGAGCTCATCGTCCACCGAGACGGAGACCAGATCCCGAAAGGCGCGGATGCTGCCGGTGACCAGCAGGACGTTGTCCTCGATCTCATCGTAAACCAGGTATTTGTGCTCCACCTCGTGAAAGAGATCGATCAGGTGATGGTCATCGACCGCCACTCGCAGGGTGACTACCGCCATCTCGAGGACGGAGTTATGGCCCTGGTCCCTGACCTGCATGATGAAGCGGCGGTGCGACTCTTCGGTCATCTTGGCCTCGGATTTGTAGCAGATGCGACCGCAGGTCTCGATGCGGCGCTCAATGGTCATCAGATCCAGTGCCTCGCAGATGGCGGCGCTTGGTTTTGCGGTTTTCATCGGTTCCCCCCTCAGTCTTTTTGGTCGTTATTAATTTTTAGGCCCATGGTCTATCCTCTCCAGGCAGCGAATGCACATCGCCGCCGTCTGCGCCAGCTCCTTGCGGAGGGCGCTGGCAGAGCCGCCATGGTATTTGATGTCATTGGCGGCTTGGACCGCTTCCCCGGCTTCCTCGGCCATTATCGCCACCTGGTGGATCACATCGTCCGGCCAGTGCGGGTAGGCGCAGCGTGCCCTGGTCAATTCGTCCATGATTTCATCGATCACTTTACGCATCAGGACAGCCCCGCCCATAACAGGATGCAAAAAACCCAGCTCAGGCCATAGACCATGAGCAGCCAGGGGAGCAGCAGGAGCCCTTCCCAGGTGGGCAGGATTGATTTCCAACCCCGGCTCTCGGTCCGCAGGTAGGCCATGATCGCTCTACCGGCCAGGGCCATCAACACTACCGCCCGGCCAACACCCCTGTGTCGTGATTTGTCTGCCAGAGGGCAACAGACCCGTTGAGCAAAGCGAAGGAGGGAGGTTGGCAACGATATGCCCCACATCACGACTGATGGTGTTAGCTGGATTGTCTTCATGGCGATCTCCTCAGGCGGGTACCCCGGTTTCTTGGTTTAGCGGCCATAATCGTTCGATGATTTGCTACCCAATAGAGCCATTCCTCCTCGGTGACATAGGAGGCGGCGCCGATCTTCGTGGTCTTGAGCCCATAGCTGGTCTTCCAGTTGCGGACAGTGACCAGGCTAGGGACATTCCCCAGCATTTCCCGGATATCCTCGGGAAATTTAAAATAGCGAGGCAGGCGTGCCGGCGGTTGGGGGAGGAGGTCGCGCAGCAGGTCCGCCAAATCCGCTTTATTGATGACGATGGCACTCATCTCAGCGCCGCCTCCTGTATCAACCGCAAAAAGCCCATGGCCTGCTGGACCAGGTCGAGCAGCTCTTTTTCGATGCGCTTGGCCTCCGACGATGAGATGTGATTGTCGTTAATGGCCTTGGCGGCGACCTCGCCGAACTCGCCAAACTCCTTGAAACAGGTGGCCAGCTCGCCGTTAATCTGCTGGTGGCAGATGGTTGCTGTTGGGAGGGAGAATGCCACTCGGCCCAGGGCCGCCTCCATGTAATCGAGGGCATCGGTACGGCCGCCGATGTGGCAAAGGGAGAGAAAATGCCGGAGTTGAAACTGGAATTCCGGGAGGTCTGGATTGACGGCATTGGCTAGCCCGGAATAGGAGATGCCGAGCTCTTCGGCCTGGACCTTGATAGGCACGTCGGAGAGGTGTACCTGATCGTGCAGCACCTCTTTCAGGGTGCGGGCCATCTGTTGCCTTTTTGGTCGTGCAGCCGTTGGTGACATAGAATCAACCCTCCTCTTCTACTATTTTTTCGCCCATGTTTTTGATACGGTGGCAGCATGGCACACCAGATCGACAAAAAATATCCCTTGAAAAAATGCCCACCCTCTGGCAGGATTGGAGGCGCCAACCATACCAAGCCCTTTTTGCGTCCAGAGGGTGGGGTTTTTTTTGCGTTCAGAAGAGGCGAAGCTGCTCGATCGACCTACCTCTGACCCTATTCCTGCAGGGATGGCCCAGGGCCATGATGCACTGCTTATTGGTAAACCCGATCAGCCCACGCTTGGATCGATGACCGCAGATGCCGAAGGTCAGAAAATAGCGGCATTCAATATGGCGGATCATTTGGTCATCTCTCTGATCTTAGCGAGGGAGATATGCGCATTTATGCCGCCTTCTGGTGGCTGATTAGGGCGGCTGGATTAGGCCAAATGTCAGTTACCTCATGGCCAAGGGTAGAGGCGATGAGGCCACGACCTTCGTTTGTGGATAATGTGCCACAGATGTGCCGAGATACCCATGAATTTGACTTTCCAGCCTTCTCGGCGAGAATTGCTGCATATCTCCGGCCATATTTACGCATTAATTCGCCACGTATGTGATCAGGCTCCCAGGCCACCGATGCTTTTTTTGTGTTTTCCATGTGCTTATATTTACACACACGTATAGAAATCGTCAATAAAAAATATCACGCATGTGTAAATAAATTTATTTTTACTAAAATCAGGTGATTAGATGGAAAAGCTTGGGGACAGGTTAAAAATAATTCGGGGGAAAATCAGCCGGGCCGATTTTGCTGCGAGCCTAACTGTCCATCAAAATACTTACAGAAATTACGAAAAAGGGGACAGAAGTCCTGATGCAGATTTCCTGGAAAGGGTCTGTCTCGTTTATGATATAAGTCCGGTCTGGCTTATTCTTGGTTCCGGGCCAATGCACCCCAATATTGTTGAGGCATCAGGCAGCTCTCAAGCCACAAGCAGTGCTACGGGTAACGCATCCATTGTCCATAGCGCCGGATCGACACTGCCAACCCCAAGCCATGCTGCGGCCTCAACTGCAGGAATTAACGTCCACGAGGGCATGATGATTACCAGTAAAGTTTTGTCGAGTCATACTGGTTACGCTAATGCGTTGTGGGAAAACCTAAAATCTTTTGAGGCAGCAGTTGAAAAGGAGGCACGGGTGAAAGAGTTGGAATACAAAATGGATTTGATGCTAGAGAAGATGACTCAGATGGAAGAACGCTTGGCAGATAAGCAAGTACCTGAAAAAAAATCCCTTGCATCCTGATGGGTGGGTAGTCCTACAAGGTGGTCGTATCGGCAGCCAGGGAACAAATCGAAACAAATTTGAATACCAGGATAGATTGCAGTTTATTCAGGGGACTGGCATTTCAGAACTAAAAGGGATTTGCCGAGCTTCCGGGTTAGTATCTGAAGAGGCATTGCAGCACTGGCAGGGGCCAAACCCACAAGCAATCGCAAAACTATAAAAGTCCTTAACCTACAGCACAAAAATCTTAATGATAGATTTTATATTGATGAATTTACAATCATTTATACTGTTGCCCATAATGGTGATTTTGGGCGTGATTATTTACCATGCCTACCAGGGGTACAACTCCAACGGCGCTGGATCAATTTGCACCAATTGCGGCACCAATGCTGATCCCGTGGCCCAGACAAAGGGGTCTTTCTTTATAGAGATAGTCTTATGGTGCGCACTTCTCCTTCCCGGCCTCATCTATAGCATTTGGCGGCTCACCTCAAAGCAAAAAGTGTGTCCAGCGTGCAAGAAGCCAACGATGATCCCATTGAGCACGCCTGCCGGTCAAAAAATCGCACGTGAATATTCTGCCCTGGGAATAAAGGGGGGAAAATGAGCTGCCGACTATCCCCTCCGAGGATCATAGGTGCCAGGCGGTTTTTTACCGATAAATAAAAAAAGTAGGGACCATGGATCGCGTAGTAATCATATCTGTCTTAATTATCCTCGCGTTTTTTTTGATTTGCCGGGAGATCGTCTGTTGGTATTGGAAAATCAATGAAGCCGTCGGGCTGCTCAAAGACATCAGGGATCTATTGCAATCAAATGAACACAACAAGGAGCTTGTTTTCATCTCTGGGCAAATCACCTGCCGTCATTGCCGAACCAAAAACCACCGGCAGAACATAACGTGCCATGGTTGCGGGAATAAATTGGAAGATGTTCGGGCATGAAAGCATTTAAAACAATAACAGTTGTCTTTTTGCTGGAAATTTTTCTGGTATCACCTATTGGCATAGCCTTGGCCGGGGCCCTACCCGATCCAAATATGACGCCAGGCACTACTGATCCTCGTGTCACTCAGGAGACAATTGGACAAACGATCTGCGTGCCTCATTACACTGAGACAGTTCGCCCGGCTCCATCCTATACCAATCGAATCAAGAGGGAACAGATCGAAGCTTATGGCTACACTGATAAAAATCTGAGCCACTATGAGGAAGATCACCTTGTCAGTCTGCAGCTCGGCGGATCCCCAGACGATCCACGTAACTTATGGCCGCAGCCTTATGCCGGTAAGTGTGGAGCTAGAATTAAGGATAAAGTTGAAGGGAAGTTGAAGCGGATGATTTGTGCAGGCGAAATCACCCTCAAAGACGCGCAGCAAGCGATTGCTACCAATTGGATTGCTGCGTACGAGAAGTATTATGATCATGCTGGGTGTCAGTGATTGATCTGCCCCGGGGGAAAGCACTTGAAGGCGTTGCAAGATTTAACTTGCCGATTGACGTTTTGTGAAATGAGGTAAAGAAAAATAAGAATGCAACTCCATGATCCTATCTTTCCTCCCGGAATTCACTCTATGGCAGTCGACGTATTGGAACAGCTTTGTGTCACAAACCAGGGTGACCACCGCCTTTATCTTTTTGGTAGACTATGCTGCTACCTAGAAGAACTCGCCCGGATTGGTGCACAATTTGAGGTATGGGTTGACGGTTCATTTGTCACTAGCAAAACAAACCCAAGTGACATTGATATTGTCATTTGGTACGATGAAAAGGAAGTCGACTTACTTCCGATATCCTCCCAACAGATGCTGGCGCACTTGACCTCAGACAAACAAACCATAAAGTCCCGTTACAACATTGACGTCTATGTTGAGCCTAACGGAAATATACATACTCGTGCCTATTGGCGAGGATTGTATTGTTTTGTTAAAGAGACAGAGATCCCTAAAGGTATCGCTAATATCTCGATTGGGAGTCCGTCATGAACCAAATTGCATGGCTTGAAAGCAGTATCTTTAAAGGAGAAGAACTGCTGGCTGACAAGCAACGAATGGCTCAGGATCGCCCGAATAGCTTTAGCGCCAGCTTGACGCTGAAGAGCATGGAAAACCATCTTTCCGATCTACGACAACAGCTACACCTTGAAAAAGAAAAACGGAATAAAGAGGTGGTTGAGTTTCGGTTTTCTGGCCAGCTAGTTGATCATGGAACCATGCCTCTGCATCTGGTCGCTAAAATTGCCGACAAGCTATCTTCTGCATCCCATCGCGCTGCCTATTGGCATAAAAAAGGAAAAGAGGCCGGGGCAAAGATACCTGAGTATATTATCCACGCTATGAACCTCAGACTTGCAGGATTGGCCGCTGGTTCCACTAAATTAATTATTTCCAGTTCCTGCAATCCTGATTTGTTCGGACGTAGCATTGCAGAGGATGTGTTAAAAAAACAATTTGCCGTCTTACGCTCGGAAAATGGCCAAGAATTAACCGACGCTGTTTCTGAAATAGGAATTAAGGCTACCCGGTCCTTGGCTGATTTTGTAAAAATTTTGGTGAATGAAAATGTGCAGCTTGATGCTACCTGGCAGACCCCGACCAATGATGTCGTGTCGTGGATCGCTACAAGTGAAAGACTAATATCCTTATCTGAATCGTTAGCATCGATTGCAAGCGATGTGCCGATCGTCATTGAGGTGGCTGGAATTTTATCTTCGGCAAGCATCAAGGGTAAATTCGAATTGGACGGGCAAGATGGCGTTTCATATGCTGGGCGATTCAGTGATGATTTGCTACCAATAGTTAGAAAATCACGCATTGGTGACCAAGTCCATGCCAGTATCGAGGTGAAAACCACCTACAACCAAACTACAGGTTATGAGAAAAAGAGATATTCCTTACTACATTTAATCCCATCCTGAGCAATTTTGCGAACAATCACCCTCTCGGCACGAATAGTGAGGCCGCAATTTAATCAACACCACATATAGTGGCTTGGGAATTAAACAGAAGCCATAAAACAATTTGTTTCAAGCTGTAACTGAAAATTAGTTACAGCTTGATTTTTTTAGGATAAGATTTTATGTCAAAAGGCCGAAAAGCATTAGAGAAGATATCTGCAACTCCACCTCCGTCTAACGTTAAATGGATCGACCTGAAAAGCATGCTGGAACATCTTGGCTATAAAATGCTCACCGGCAACGGCTCTCGCAGAAAGTTCTACAACCAAGAGAAAAATGATTTGATTATTTGTCATGAGCCCCACCCTTCACCTGATGCGGATAAGGGGTGCGTCGCAGATGTCGTTGAACATTTAAGGAAACACGGATTTATTTAGGGGTAATATATGGATATTCTTCACTTTAGAGGATACGAGGGAACAGCAGAATTAGACATGACTCGCCAAGTTTGTCGTGGAAAGATTCTATTTATTGGAGATCTTGTGACATACGAGGCCAAAACTCCAGATAAACTTCAAGAGGAGTTTGAGGAAGCCGTAAAAGATTATGAAGGGACCTGTTTAATGCTTGGCAGAGAACCAAAAATATCATTGAAAGGCCAGTTCAATGTTCGCGTTTCACCGGCACTTCATGAAAAAGCAGTACTGCGAGCGCTAACAGAAGGCGTAAGACTTAATGAAATAATGACTCGCGCCTTGGATGCCTACCTTAACTCCCCCTCTCAACCGATTGTCAACAACAGCTTCCAAATTACAGTAGACAGCCAAGATCAAACATGGAAAGTTCTTTCCAGCGCATCAGCAACTACGCAAAGGGAGGTTTCTCGTGCCAACCATTAAGACCACCACCCCCCCCACGCCTGAGTCACTACCTCCATTATCCATCCGCGAGCTTACAGGCGTCCTTGTAAAGCACTACGGAATCAATGAAGGGCTCTACGATTTAATTGTTGAGTTTCACCTTGGTATGGGTGTTTTTGGACCTAACCCAGAAGAATCTGGGCCGGGCGCAATGCTTGGTGTATCAAAAGTCAGTTTAGTCCCTGCACAAGTAAGCGGCCCTTTGACTGTGGATGCAGCAATTGTAAACCCGAAGAAAAAAAGCACCCAGAAGTCACCTGCTTGATCTATCAATATGCCCTTGGGCGATTGCAAGATGGCCTCAATCCATAAAATTGACGGGCAATATCGAGTCCGGTACCGGATCACTCTGCCGAATGGCCATTGCCTGGATAGATCAAGGCGTTGCGACAAACTAGGCCAGGCCAAAGAGATCAAAGCCGCTGCCGATATTTTGGAGTCGAGGACCAAACTTGATGACTATGGCGATCAGGACATCAAGCAGTGGATCCGGAGCGACCTGGTCAGTAAAAACGACGCCGCTCAACTCAAACGATACCCTGACGGACGCAAAACGATCAAGGACGCCGCCGAGGAGTATAAGGGCACCATGGACTGCGGCCTGGTCGAAATGACGGAACGCCGCCGCCGGGTCGATAAGATGGTGGTAATCTTTGGCCCCGAGCGGCCGGTTGACGATTTCACTTTTTTTGATGGCGAGGATCTCAAGAAAAGGTTAAGGGAGCAAGGCTTGAAGGCGGTCACCTGCAACAAATACCTGCAGGACCTGAAGCGCCTGTTTACCGTGCAGCTCGCGGCCGGCGTTATCAGGCATCACCCATTTGGCGTTAGCAAAGGGGTAAAAGTCCCGCAATCGGAGAAAATCAAGCACAGCATCCTATCGTTTGAGCAGATCGAATTGGTCCTGGCCGCTGCCGAGACCAATGACGCCAGACTGCCGACCGCCAAAGACACGCCAGGCCACCCGCCGCTGCTGGGGGGGAAGCTGGTTTTATTTTTGTTGATGCTGTTAGGGTGCGGCATGCGGCGGGGAGAGGCGATGGCGGCCAGATGGGAGAACATCGACTGGGCGCAGCGCAAATTGAGACTGACTGAGACCAAAACCGACGAGGACCGAGATGTTGGCCTGGGTACTCGGCTGCATGCCTTGCTGGCTGCCGAGCATGGAGGGGAAGATGGCTATATCCTGCCCAGGTTTAACCCGCGCTCGGTCACCAGGGCGATTAGCCGGCACTTTGATCGATGCGGCCTACCGGACGTGAGGCTGCATGATACCCGGCATACATTTATCACCAGGATGCTCGATCTTGGGGTATCGAAACGGGACGTGATGGCCAGATCAGGCCATAAAGACGAGAAAATGCACCATCATTATGATCACCCTGACTTTGGAGAGATCCATGAGGATCTGCTGCCATTCATGTCTGGTAAAAAATGAAATATGGTAAATAGACGGTAACTAATCGCTGAAAGCCAATAGAATGAGGTACGTCCTATACCTCTCACGCCGGTAACACGAGTTCGAACCTCGTTGGGGTCACCAGTGAAAAACATAGGGGAAACAACTGATTACGGTTGTTTCCCCTATTTTTTTTATGGTCAATGCGCTGGACGATTTTGGTAAATTATTGGTAAATTATAACCAAATTATAACCGCTGGTGGTAATTTTTTGGTAACAGTATTGGCCATATTACCAGGTTCCATAGCTACGGCCCTATGGCGCGTAGGCATAACCCCAAGGCCAAACCATCTCCCGCGACTGATAGGCGCCGATGTCTGGGGCCGCATCGATTGGCCGGTTAAGAATATCTCTGGTGATGCCAAGGCCAGTTTCCCCGGATTTCCTGGCTGGGGAGGTGGTCTTGAGACGATAATCGGAGGTTAGGATTGGATCGGTATTTTTATCATTGGTTGCCCCAACTGCTGCCATGTATGCAGCAAAATTTGATGTGGCAGGGTAAATTGTCGCCGCCAAGGCAGCGTCTGTCGAGGTTCGTTCACCTAGAGCTAGGTAATCTCCACCAGCATCCCGATAATACAGGTTACCATCTTCAACAAAAGTGACCCTTGTCGTGTCTATTCGGATATCTCCGTAAGTAGTGTTGTTGTAAAATAGATTGTTTTTGAGGATCAGTCCTGTTAACCCATTTGCCGGGCTAATTCTAAGCGTCATGGAATTATATCGCCAATCAGTTGCGCCACCGTCCCACTCCGCATCGTGGGTGTTCCCGATAAAAGTATTGTTCGCTAATGTGGTGGCGATGTCAACTACCTCTGCTATCCCGTTGGAGAAGTCTATTGTGTTCAATTTGTTTGCACGACTCAACGAATCCACTTGAGCGATGCCGTTACCAACAAACAAATTACTGGTAAGCATCCCGCCTGTACTCGCATGATTCGTGTCAGGCCCAAGATTCAAACAATTCTGATAATTGCCCTCAAATATGTTTCGCTTGAGTGTCACACCATCCACCCCATCGACTGAAACAACGGCTCCCGCAGATATTGTGTCGGTATAGGCCACACCCCCAACAAAACCATTTGAAATAAGCAAATTGTTTTCCAGCAAAGGATTACTTGAGCCAGGCATAATATCAACTACATGCTTTTCTGCAGCATAGGCCACATTCGCGTAGCCGTTGCGATAGAAGACGCTGTTCCTGACGGTAGCGTGCTCAGATATGGTAGTGACGTTGTACGACAAACCCCCGGCCTTGACCCCGCCTTTCTCGCAGTATTCAAAGCGCGAATTATCAACAGTCATCAGATCGCTGCTGTATACCTGCACACCATGACCATAGAAATTACTAAGAGTAGAACGCTGCACCAGTAGACCAATGACCTTATCTGTGTCCGTGGTTGTGGACTTCACCCCATTAGACCCTCCGTAAAGAGTTACATCCACCAATGCAATGTAGTCATTACCGGCCACGTCAAAAAGATTGCCGGCGCCTACTTCGAAGACATGAGTCATGCCATCATCAGGCTTGTAATAGAGCATATGCGTCGTTGTATTCTCGGTCCAATACCCAGCGGTCAGCGTGCCATTTGCATTGTCGGCAGCGTTATTGGTAATGACTCCATCCTTGATCAGGATATCAGCTGTTGTTGTCCCGAGGATATCGGTTGGAACCGCAATTGAATACTCCCCGTTACCATCCGGACCAGTCCACGCGCCTAACGTCTTGGTCCCTTTGTTGGTAAAATTACGGTAGATGATGGGTGACCCTGCTGTGCCGTCGGCGTTGATAACAATTGGCTCGTTGAACACACCGCCGCCGCCGTCTATGATGTCACCGGCTGATGGGGTTATAGCGGCATGGAAGGCAGCAAAGGTGGCATAGGTTTGCCCAGAACCAACATAATGCGTCGCCGCACTAGCCACACCCGACCAGAGCAGTATCGAGATGAGTATTATACCCCTCACCATGGCAATCACTTATAAAGGGTAAAAATTGAGACGGTCATCTTCTTTCCGCTGCCCATCCCTGTGCAATAGAGGAAGATTTCTTTGCCGGTGGTAGCAACTCCATAGGCCCCTCCTACTAACGGGACGACCTCTGTATTCGCTGTGGCGCTGGCGTTGGTTCCGGCCCCGCCCAGGAGATCGGTTTTGATAGTGTCGCCGTTACTGTCGTAGAGATAACAATCAAACCCGGCAGAAGGGGTGTCGGTCTCGTCCAACAGGTACTGAACTTTGTAAATAGGCCTAGTCTGCACTCCAAGCGATGCCGAAGCCACCACCCCGTCCGTGTGCGCGATCACGTCCCATGATTGCGTGCCGGTATGATAATCCCCCAGCATATTTGGGATCGGAGACGGCAACGTAGTGTTGGGGGTGACCGAACTGGCTGCGAAGCCGGCGGCTGGAAGAGACAAAGCGATCAGGACAATCCCTAAAAAATATTTACCCATGGTTATCTCCTTTATTCTGTTTTGGTTTCTGCTTTCATTGAATCGCCTGGATTGGCGGTATCCCCGGTAAAGGTAGCCTTGCACTCGCCGTCTTTATAGGCCAACGTTAATCTGCCGGGATCGCCTTGAACTTCACCCACACAACCGCCTGTCCTGGCCTCGACAAATGGTATCCATTGCCCGCTCATGTCGAGTTTTGATACCCGCACCCAATTAGTGGACTGCGGCAGGCATCCTGCTACGCTTACCACCATCACCATGGCTATTAGTAACTGTAATTTTTTCATAATACCCCCTCATTTTCTGGTTGCTGCTCCTTCCCCTTGGTTAATTGGTCGGGGAAGAATACCCCCACCAAGCCAGCCAGGGCCATGCCTGCTGTAATTATCGCCGCCTGGCGCTCAGGGCTGGTGACGAGGCCAAAGGCTGTCATCAGCGCCACGATTCCCCTCCAGGTGGAGGGCTGTCGCAATTGTTCGATCAAATACTTACGATTCATGGTTCCTCCACCTGCTCCTTTTCCCGGTAATTATTCCAGGCGACAAAACCACCCACAACCAATGCATCGTGGATGATCGCTATTTTATCTGGGGCAACCATCATAGCCTCGTTGCAGGCCTTTAGGACATGATCCGCCTCGTGCCGGGAAACTGGATGCCCGTTAATTTTCCCGATTTTGTAGATGCGGTCATGGACAACAGCGCCGGGGCCCCATTTGCCTCTCGGCCCATCGCCGCACGGTGGCAGGATATTCCAAACGATTCGTGGTATGCTGGCAAAATCAGTGATCATGCCATCGGGAGGGATGATTGATCGGCCATCGTCCAGGATGAATACAAACATATCAGGATCGTCTGGGTTGATCAGCCGCCAGGTGCGCCCATCGATATACTCCAGCCGCAACTTGCCGATGAATCTACCGCTCAAGTTCATGGCTAACTCCTATAAAATGTGTGCTTGCCGATTTTTTGGATCTTCGTCATTCCCTCGGCCCACTTGGGCTTTTGGATATAGTCGGCAAAATAATGGTCCGCTCCGGACAGCGTTTCGCCCATGGCGCGGGATGACATGCAGGACTCCACTGCCTCAAAGCAGTGGGCCAGGGCCTCGTAATCGGTAATCGGCGGTCTGGCGCCGCCGTTGGCCCAGGAAAATTGGTACGGCCTGAGGATCACGTCTTTAACGGGTTTCCCAGTTGCCTTGGTACGGTTTAGGATGACATGGCCCACCGCGATCCGGCCCTCGGCTGATTCGCCCCGGGCCTCATGATAGATACAGATCGCCAGCCACATGATGTCGGTTGCCAGGGTGCTCATCGTTTCTCCTCCAGATCAGGGTTGGTGGCCGGGTCGTGATCGCTGACGCGGCCGCTGGTCTCCCGCTCATTACAGGCCGGGCAGTAATATTGGTGGTTAAAGGGCCACATCTCGCCCGGGATGCGGTAGGTGTTCTCTTCGTTTGGCTCCACCTCGTTGTCACATCCTGGGGCATCACATTTTTGCATGGTTTGCTCCTACGCTCTTTTCTTGTAAAAAAATCCACGGCACCACGCATACAGATGTCCAGCCGTCCAGCAGGCCTTAAGCCGATCGCAGTCCTCGCAGGTTTTTGCGCTCATTTGAGGACAACCTTGGAAATGAAGGCCACGGCCTCGATACTATGGGTCCGCAGCAGAAAGAGGCAGACCAGGACAATAACCCCCTCGGCCAGCAGAAAACGCCGGCGGATTCCCTTGCGATATGCCGTTTCCTCTTCCTGGCGGGCCTTGATCTTCTCAAGTTTATGCTTTTCGGCGGCTAAACGAGCGGCCGCGGCGGCGGCCTTGATGTCTATCAACTCAGTTTCGATCTTAACAAACCGGTGCTGGCCATTATTGAACATGAGGGCCGACTCTTGCATTGAGGCGAGACAGCCCTTGATCTCCAGTCGCATCTCCCGAAAATCATCGAGGGTGTCCTTGATCCGCTCCTCGACTCCACCGGCCGTATGTTCCAGCTCGGAGCGCAACAGCTTAAATTCTCCTGCCGTTCCTGCAGCCAACTCCACGATGTGGGTGCAGGGGCACTCTCGTCGCTCTACTGGTGACATCTCATTTGGTTTTACCATGGCCGCGAATTATGGGAAAAATTTATCGGTAACCAACCCAGGGCAGAGCTGGTGTCACTGACAAAACGCGATTTACTCTGCAGCTAGCACTCTAATCCCAGGCATAGCAAACTCAATCGGCCATGCCGTACTACCATAGTAGATGTCGAGATGGACGTTTTCGTAGTATCCTTCATTGTCTGCTAGGCCCGGTAAACCTCCCAGCGTCAACGCCAATTTCCCCTCCGCCGGATCAACTGTATGATCAAACGGCAATCCCGCCCCTAAACCAACTCCAGAGGCAGCCGAGTCGATCAGCACCCCGCTGGCCAGCACAAGCTTCACCCGGCTGATGGTCGTCATCACCGCCTCTGGCAATGGCGCGGTAACACCGGTCTCCATGTTCTCTGCCTCCAACTGCAGCAAGACCGTGCCGCCATGGCCGATCCGAATTGTTTCGACTGAATTTGCCATGACTTTTCCGCCCTTGATTGATTTGCACTGGTAATGGGTAGAGATCGCTCTGCACAGGTACCGTGTTGAGATTGATTTACAGCGGTAATGGGTGGTCAAATTGACCAGCCGAGGGCGGCAGAGGCGAACCACATTGGCCACTGGCGCGTTGCCAGCCCACTCCGAGTCTGGCAGGTCGGCCCAGACGTACCCAGGGCTGTCTGCAAAAATAAAATCGTCTGCCACGGCTCTCCCTTATAGTTCGATAATATCTCTACGACCGATCAAACGACATTATATCCCATTTACCCTGGTGATCTCCCCTATAGAGATGCCCATTATTTTTGATGGGTTTGTTATCCCTAATATTTTTTGTGACCAACCCAGCAAAACATCAACCGCCCCTATATCAACTCCACCAGATCCTGTGCCGTTGAGCAGCGTATTTGTTGGCGCAAACCCTGCCCGGATCCACGACACGAGTGCCTGAATCCGGGTCCGGTCCTCACGTAATCGGTAGAGGCTGGCCAGTTCCCAATTCGTTCGCCATGAGGTTGTTGTCGACGCGGTCGGCTGGCCATTGGTGGCGTGACCCGACGCGCTAGTGTGGTCGCTGATACAGCGGAAATTGATTGTGGTGCCCCCATAAAAAGTGCTCGTACTCGAACTGACGATATCGCCAACGACATAGACGGTGCCGGAGGCCCACCCCGGCCCTGCCGGGTTGCCCAGGCCAGAAATGTCATAGATCGCCGTGTTGCGTGCAGCGTCAACAAATCCTGGGTCGGCACTACCACCATTAGCATCGGGGGTTCCGGCCGAGAACAGCGGGGTGGCCTGATAACCAGTCCAACAGTGATACCCGTTGCCTTCGCTGCCTGCATCCAGATTCAACCCCCAATTATAATTAGCATTGGTGGCGCTTACAAAATCCTGACCTGCCGACTGCTGGCGAACAAATTTATAACCACCAGTCACCCCAGGTAAAGACCAGATCAAATTATTTTTAAAACTTGCGATATCCCCCGCATGGCCTGTGCCGGATTCTCCGACGCCGGTCCCTGTTTCTGGCGTTGTGGTGTTATTGGCACCGACATAAAATGTGTTATTGTCAATGCGTGTTGTGCTGCCTGCCAGCTCATAGACAGTGGAAACAAATTTTCCCATCGCCAAACCTGCCGCCTGTGGCAGAAAAATATTGTTGGCGATAGTTGTCTCAAAACCTGCGCTAGACTTTGGCAGGAGGATGTCCCCTGAAATGGCTGTTCCATCCGAGTCAATAACACACCCGGTGATAGACCGATTTTCGGCTACTGCCGCTAAATTTAACATTGACGGGTTGGAATACCCAGAGTCGTCGAACAATAAAGAATTCTGGGCATTCGAATCGAAATCTCTAGCCCCTGCTGCATGAAAGCGAATGACATTATTTGTAAATGACACGAACCCTTTATTTATAGCTGTTACAGCAGCCGTTCCCACCCGTTTACCAAAATAGGTATTCGTGACAGAAAATCCAGCTGGTGGGGAAAAGGTAGCCTCTGTATTGATTACTGAATCCGTTACACTTGAGGTGCTACCGACGTACCCTAAAAAATATGCCGCTAGAGACCCCGTGTTGAGTGACCCTGAAACAGTCACTCGTTGCCATACCACAGAGCCAGTAGCGGCGGCTGCCCCAAATGTTGTCGCACCACACCCCTGTATTGTGCAATCGGTCAACGAGGTACTGGTGGGGTAATTTCCGCCATTTGAGGAGGACAGAATGGCGGCATTAGAAGCATCTCCCAGGCTAATGAAATCCAACCATTGGGCATCGAAACAGTTCCCCTTTTCAAACAGTTCTTGGGTGAATTTTGCCTTACCTGTTGAGGTAGATTCGATAGTGGCGTGTGCCGCTGAAGTGCCTCTAGCATAAATTCTGGCATACGCTCCACCTTTGAGGACATATGCCTGGCTCCCCTCAAAATATAGGTGTGAGCCCGCCCCTAATTGGATGCCGTTTTGCACAGCTCCGCTGGCTCCAGCCCCATTGTATAGGTTGCCCTTGACGGTGAGACTGTAGCCATCACTGATTATCAGTCTGCCCCCAGAACTAATCGACACAACCATTGTTGTCTGATCAGAGGGGGAGGTACCAATTGTCACGGCTGAGCTAACCGTAATGGCATGCGCCAGGGTCACGGTGTCACCATCAGTCGGCACCCCCTCAGGGGACCATGTGCTGGGAGTTGACCAATCACCAGCCCCCCCCGAGGTGTAGGCCGTGGCCCATGACAAGGTGGGGATGTTAAGTAGTGCGGTTAATAAGATCAAAAAAAATCGTGAGATCATCAACTCACCTCTCGATGTAAGTGTTGTCTGGGGCGAAATACAGCTCGGTCGTAGACAGTGCATAGCCGACAACTCGATCAATATCTCCAACTCCAGCAGGGGCAGTGGCAGTTGCGGGGCCTGGCGTGGTGTTGATAAAGTACGTTGCATGTGCGGTTAATCCTGTCAACCCAGTTACCGGCCCTCTAGTCAACAGTGTGTGCGTAGCCCCGTCCCCCGTAATAGCGACCGGAACAATCAGGAGTAACCCCTCGGCAGTTGCTTGGGCATCGGCATCGGCCAATACTGCTCCGGTAGCGGTCAGCTGGCAAATATCACCAACCGCCAAGTTTACTCCGTTTGCTACAATGGCCGGCAGGGTATCCGTAACAAATCCAGCGCCGTTGGTAAGTTGATTGGTATTAGTCGGGATCGTTGGTTTATTGGCAATCGAGGCCCCCCCGGTGCTGGCTGACCAATCAATGTACTGCGCTGCTAATCCCCCGGCGGTGCCGCTGACTGAGGTCTGATCGCCAGTATTGGTCCCTGATACGTTGTTTAACGCGACAGGGACATTGGTTATGGTATCCCAGGCTTGATTGTGGGCCACAGGCGTCCTGGCGTCGGTGAGCCGGTCATCGCTACCCAGGATAGCATCAGTTGCACCCGTACCAGTATTAACAGTTGCTGCTGTGCCTAGCAAAAGGGCGGAGCGGGCACCTGATGCGGTAGTTGCATTTGTCCCGCCTCGTGCTACATCCACCGCCCCATTTGCATCCACATCGACCTCGACCGCCCATGCGGCCGGGCAGCAAAAAGACAATCCCATCATTACTGCTATAAAAATAATCCGTTTCATCAAATCCCTCCCATTGTTACGTTTTCTCCATTCATGGTGATGGTCTCACCACCCATGGTTGTAGCCCCCGACACCAAATATGTTTGTAAATTACTGAGTGTTACTGAGTAGACTGTATCCCCACGAGACAACAGCAGGGCATCTGTTGGCGCCAGCGGTAGACTGATATTCTGGGCAACAGGATCTGCTGGTATTTGCAACCAGCGCCCAGTTGTGCCGGCATCGTCCGGAGCTATGACGGCGGGAGAGGATTCGGCGGCGGTGCTGGCGGCATCGAAATTGTAAAAGCGTGCCATATCGCCAGGGGTGATGACTACTGCAGAGTCGCCGGTAGCCAGCGGCACCCAGACCAGGGGGCCACCCTCTACCAGCCGCGTCTGGAGCGCTGCGGTTTTGGAGATGGCGTCCAACGCCCCGCTGCCGCTGCCAGTTAGGACCGAGCGCCAGTAAATGCGGGAGGCGTGGGCGCTGGGCGCTATGGCCAATAGAAATGCCGCTACGAGCAGCGCGATTCGTCGTTTCACAGCGCCCCCTCCTTTTGCAGACACGCGTAGCTGACTGCCGCCAGATTATCGCGGTAGGTCAGGGTGGCCTCGGGCACTTTTGCCGCCAGGGCCTCAAACTCTGCCCCGCTAATGGTACAGTCGTGGCAATCGCGGCCAACCTCGACGTTCGCTGAGTCGCGGGTCACACTCCGGATCGTAAACGTGATGCTGCTGGCCTCGACATCAATGACAATCCTGGTGATTTTCTTTTCGGTGGTGATGGTGGATGTTTGGATGATTGACATGACTTTACCTCTATTCTTTGAGCGGGATCTTTTGCCCTATTTCTGATTCTGCTTTGTTTCTGATGTGTTCGAATCGGCTCCTATCCCAAAGGATGATCACGGCATCGACCGGGAAATGGAGCTGAGACTCATCCTCAAAAACGATCCCCTTGATGCCGTCTTGCAGCCAATCACCCTTGACACGACGCAATTTTTTCCAGAACCACGCCCCTTTTATTTTGTATCTGCCTGTGTAGGTAGCCATTAAAATACCTTTATGATGTAGAGACACGAGAGATAGGCCGGTCGGTTTTCAGTTGCCGATGCGCCCGATGTAGTGCCCGTGCCACCGAGGCTAGTGGGGCCAGTGCCCTCTAAACCTGTTGAACCAGTGCCGGAGCCCTCTGTATTTGCAACACTTGGCCCACTCGTTTCGGCGGCACCTGCGTTACCTGTTGCCCCATGACCATGAGCTACGGTGGCATCTTCTCCGGAGCTATCTCTAGTGGTCCAGCCAGTACCAGAACCACCTCCGCCATTTGACCAAATGTATGGTCCTGACCCACTTATCGACGATACTGGATGACCATGAGGGCGGAGTCCGCTTTGCTCCCAGGTCAATACTACCTCTGCGGTAGAATGTGCATGGAGAGTGCCAGTGTGAGTGTGGACAGACATGCCGTGCGCGTGATTCGGGCCAGCGTGGCTATGCGATGGCCCGAAGTGGGCATGCTCTGGCCCGGTGTGATTATGCGCTGACGAATTGCTCCCGCCGATAACTCCAGCCGTGGCCCCGCCCATTAAAAAACGGTTGTCGGTGAGATTAGGCAGATAGCGCCCAGAGGCATTGAATACGGGCGCTCCGGCAACATTAACGGCAGCCCCATCACAGACGTACCACCCCTGACCGTTCAGGTGGGCATTAGCTGCAGCGACGGTATTCGCAGAACCAAGGGCGTTGGTGTAGGAGCCATTCATGCCATTGCCGAAATACCCTGGGCACCAGGCGTTTATTATCCCTACTGGGGTATTGTCAGTATTGATGGCGGTCAGCGATATTGACCACGCCGTAAAGGTGCCGCCACCTTCGAAATACACGACATTCACCACCAGCTCTCCCGTCCCACTGTCATACCCAGTAATTTGGCCAGTCATATAATTGCCAGGAGCTGCCGTATTTGCTATCACGACAAATTGGCCGAGCGTGAGGGCTTTTCCGGTTTGGATTGTCAGCGTTTTACTGCCTCTGCTGATAGCCAGGCTGGTGGTGCTGGTGGCCGAGGTGCCGGGGGCGTTGATAGCAGATGCCGACGCCGCTGCTGCCGCTGCCGCGTCCGTGGTCACTTGGTCTGCCGTTGTCTCCTCCCAGTCGGCCAGGGCATTCATCTCAGCCCGGAGAGTAGGTAAAGCAGCGACAAAGGCATCGGCTGCGGCGATGAAGGTGGCGGAGACGCTGCCTCTGACGGGGGCCTCTGGTAGTGCGGTTATTGGTGGATGTGGCATTTTCTCTCCTTAGATGAGTCCTTCGATCTCCAGACTGCACGCACTGACAACCGGCCCGGAAATCACAATTGCAAAACCACGATAAAATCCGTAGATAATCATGCAGGAATAGAGTTCCGAACCGATCCATACCAGCGGTGTCGCCCTGAATTGTGCGAGCAGTCGATAGACGGCATCGACCTTGCTACTGTCGATCAACAGATCGGCGCTGAGCTTTTTGGAGTAATCGCGGACGGTGAGGGTAGGATTGCCAAAAGCATCCACTTCCTTGCGCGAATAGTCGATGATGGAGACCTGCGGCTCCCACTGCAGCTCGCCCAGGTCGCCTAACAGCCCGACAATCATCATGCCGCAGGTAACCATTTTGCCCATTTTAAATAGGGTAACGTCAAGCGTTGCTGCCGAAAAGGCGGGCAGATCGGTCAGCACCATGTCCGAGCTGCTGGAAAAGGGCGTAAAAAAGTATTTAAACCAGTCAGAGATATCCGCCTCGCTGGATACGGAGATGGTGCGGGAATAGACCTCTCCTGACGTCGGGTCGGTGAGGGTCACGTAGATGCTGTCGGCGTCGACCTCCATACAGGCAAGGGCGTTGATCCCGCCAGGGAGCACCGAGACGGCAATGCTATCGGTCGCGGTGCTTTTAGTGCCGACCTTGCCATCGAACATGGCCCAACGGTTTGTTGTCCCGATCTCTAGCCAATAGGTGGGGCTGGTTACGGGCGAATGGTTGAGGTTGGCGGCCTGCAGCGACTCGTAGACTTTATGGGACGAGGCCATTTGGCACCGGGCGCCCAGGGCATAAGTGGTAGCGGCGCTATACTCCGCATAGGTGTCGCTGATGTACTGCCACCAGGTCGGCGAACTCGACGGGGTGTGGCCGACATTGCCAGCCTGCAAGGATCTGTAGACCTTAAGCACATCTCCGCTGGCGACGGTAACGTCCGTGCCGCTGCCATAGGTAGTCCCGGCGGCATAGGCGGCTGGGGCGGTCTCCACCACCGTGCTGGAGACAAACTCGGTGTCAGTAATTGCGATGGGCTTAATAATCTGCATGGCTTATCCCCGCACCGGCGGCATGCCGTCATACTCCCAACGCTCGGCCAGTTTGGCGAATTTTGCGGTGTTCTTGGCGAGCTCGTAATTGCCCCGCTGCAAGCTCTGCACCTCGGCCCGCAAGAGCTTGACTTCGGCCACGAGGGCGGAGGTGTCGACCAAGGCGTTGCTCTGCGAGTTGCTATAGATGCGGCTGGGTCCGGTGTACTCCAACTCCGGGCCGTTCTCTCCCACCCGTCGCCAGCCGCCAGCGTGCCAACCGCCAGAGGCATAGCCGGGGACGGCCCCCGAGGCCGTTGGCACGCTGGCGGCCTCGACGCTATCCCGCGCCGAGGTATAGCCGCTGATGGCGTCAAAGAGTGATACCACGTTGGTATTGATGCCGAGCAGGGCGTTGAGCTGGCTGTCCAGCAGGCCTATTTGGTCGGCAAAGCCCGTGGACTCGATGTCGATTTGCTGCTGGAGGCTGGCCGCTACCTGCTCCTCGGCCGATAACTGATTGCCGGTAAGGCTCTCGATCTCGGCTAGGGAGAGGTAGGATTTCCAGTAGTCGCGCTGGTAATCGGTGAACGAGGCGTACAGCTCCTGGTTGGGTTTGGCGACGACAGATAGCGAGTCGTTGAGCTGCCCAAGGGTGGAAAAATCCCCGGCCCTGACGGCGCTGAGAACGCTGGAGAGGGTAGCGCTGGCGCTGGCGAACTGGTCTTTGGCAAAGGCGTCCGTGCCGAGGTCCATGCCCTGCTTAGCGCTGTGCAGCGCCGAGACATAGCTCTGGAGATCGTTAACCGTTGCGTTCACCGTCGAGAGATCGGCGTTGTAGTCTTTGAGCAGGCTGGCGTGGGTCTCGGTCAGGCGGTTACGCTCGGCGGCAAAGGAGTTGTTGAGCGCGGTGGTGGAGACGGCAAGTTGTTCCTCGGCGCGCTTCGCCTCCATCTCGTCATAGACCTTTTGGATGGCCCAGCCTCGGGCGGTCTCCAGGTCGGTGTATTTGGCCAGGTCGATACCTGCGGCCTTGAGCTGGGCGGAGTAGGTATCGAATTGCTGGTTGATCGAGCGCAGGGAGAGTTCGTAATCTGAGAGGCCGTGGGTGGCCATGATCTCTCCGATCGGAGCGGTAGCTTGGGAGATTTGGGCCAGATAGGTTTGGAGCTGGCCCAGTTGGTCGGTCCCGAAGGATGAGCCGCCGATGGCGGTCTTGATGGCAGCCTGCATACCATCGGTCAGCAAGGCGTAGGCGGAGCTGCTGCCGGTCAATTCGTTAGCGATGGTCGGCAGCGCGGCCATGAGGGCGGCATTAAGTCCGGTAGTGAGCGTGGCGGCGTATTTAGTCACGGCATCGGTGACCGCCCCCTCTGCGCCGCTAACGCCCCAGCGTCCGCCGTTGGTGTCGTCAAACCTTTGTAGCTCAAGAGCGGCGGCAAAGGAGTCCCAAGCGGTGGCTGACATCTGGCTTTTAAGCCCGGCCACCTGCGAGTTAAAGGCCTTTTGCACCTCATTCATGCCGCCGACATAGGCCCCCTCGATGGGGCCATACCAGGCGTTTCCTTGATTTTTATTGGCGACGCCAGCGGTAAATCCAGCGTTACGGTCCCAGGTGTTGTCGGTCTTGCCGGATAATTCGGAGAGGGTGAACTCGTTTTCGCCGCCGCCACCGAAGAGGTTGCCCAGGAAAGAGCCGCCGATGGAGCCGATGATGCCGCCAATCCCCGGCAGGATCATATTGCCAAGGACAAACCCGCCCGCCGCTCCAGCTCCAGAGGCGGCAGACTGAGCAAAGTCCTGGCCGCTGAGCAGCCCCGTGATAAAAGTACCGACCCCGGCAGTGGCGGCGCCGAAGGCGCTTGACGACATCAGGTGGAGGCTGTCCGCCATGCCTTCGGCGCCAAACTTGGCAAGGGTGATTTCCGCCCCTTTTTGGAGGCTGGCCAGGGCGGCACTGTACGATCCAGGGTTGAACAGTTCGTTGGCAATACCGACCCCACCCGACAGCAGCCCGCCATAGCCCGATCCTTGGCCCCCGGCTATGGTGCTATACACTGCCGCTGTGCCGCCAATCGACTTCATTTGGGCGCTCGATTGGCTCATGGTGGCCATGCCTTTGAGCCAATCGGCAGTAATGCCACGGATGGCGGAGCCAAAGACATTGGTGAGGGAGTCGGCGGTCAGAGATCCGGAGCGTACCCATTCGTCAAAACCGGTGTCGATGCCCTTGAGGGCAGAGTCCCAGACGGTTTCTACCTTGTGGGCCGCAGTGGCGTGGTCGCTGGCGATCTTTAAGGTTGCAATTGAGGCCGACGCCCCGAGCTTATCCTCAAGGGCAAGGGCCTGCTGTTCGGTCAACATCCCGGCATCATAGAGGTCAAGGACTTGCCCGTACAGGCCGTTATACTCACGCCGTAACGATTCGACCGCCCTCTCTTGCGCTGGCATAGCGGCAAGGGTGATCTGGGCCATGGTAGCGGATAAGGCCTCGTCTTTTTTGGCCTTCTCCTCGGCCAGTTTTGTCCAATCGCTGTAGGCCTTTTCCTCGGCTGTGGCTCGGCGTTGTATCCTGTCTAGGGCGTCCTTCAGGTGTTTTTCGTCGGCATTTTCTTGCTTATTAATTTCGGCCTGGCTAGCAACAGTGACGCTTGCTTCAGCAGCAGCACGAACCCCAGCATAGGCCTTGGCTTTTTGTGCTTGGTAATTAAGGATTCTCTCTTCCGAGAGTATAACCATAGCCTCATCGCCATTGCTTCCATTTGACAAAAGAGCAGGGGACATCGGTGTTGACTGGTCAAAAACCCCGGCCTGCCAGCCCCCTTGAGACTTCTTCATTTGTTGCGAAATTACTACTCCAGCCGTGGCGGCAATAATATAAGGGTTCTTCAATACCGCAGAGTTATAGGCAATTTGCGCCAGCTCTGCGGCTTTTATCCCAGCAACAATGGTCAGTATTTGCCCCCCCCACTTATCGACAAACCCCAAAACGTCAGGAGCATATTGCAATGCCTCGACTGCACCTTTACCAAATGCAGCAAAAGAGTTTGCCCATGATGCGAATTTCTCTTGTGCTTCTGGCCTGGACACTTCCTCTTGCATCTTTTTTATTTCTGCCGTAACAGCCATCACTAAAACAGACGTTGCTGGGCCAAATGCCTCCCCTGCCTTCACCTCCAAATCATCAATGTACCGCTGCATTGACAGAATTTGTTTGCCAGCCGTGCTCATAGACGCTTCATAAGCCCCAGCAATCCCGACCCCTCCCCGCATTGTCTCATTCATACGGGCCTGGGTCTTCTCTGTTTCTGTCAAGGTTCCTTTATGCTTGCCTAATTGCTGCTCAAGAGTACGGTACGATTGCTCAAAATTAACATTAATTCCAATCGTGCGGAGAATTTCAACCTCACCGGACTTGATGCCGGTAACCATACGCTCAAAGGCTTCGGACGAATTGATGTTGCCAATCACCGCTGCGTCTTGGGCAACTCTGGCAAGCTCTGAGGATTTAGAAAGATCGAGGTGGGCCTGTGCCATGCGAGTTAATACGGTGCGCGACTCGACCATAGCGATACCATTGGCCTGTAGACTTTTGGTATTTTGATCCATCTGCTGGCGAGTGTAGCCAGCGTTGTTGCCAACCACAGCCATGACCACACCAAGGGTCTCATATCGGGCAGCAGCAAGTGTAGCATCTTTGATATGGCTAGATACTTCCCAGGCCGCAAAGCCTGCTGCAAGTGTTCCCGCAGCTTTGGTAAGTCCATCCATCGACGCTTTGCCGCGTGAGCCCAGGTTCTCCAGGTCGCGGGTAATGCCATTAATCGAGGCCTGGCCGGTCTTGGAGTCGACCGCGATGACTATTTCGATTTTGTTTTGGCTCATAGGAGTGTCGGCAAAGGGCTGTCGGCAGGGTATGCCGACCTACATTGTTATTTAGCGCTGGCGAATCCAGTCTTGATCGCCTCCAGGCGACGCAGCATCAGCGGGGTGTCGCTGATATACAATCGGTCCATAATGTCTAAGGCGGCCCGGTAATCCACCTGCCAACCAGCCATACCGTTGGTGATCAGGCTGGGATAATCGCGATACAGCGACCAGGCCTCCTGGTTAGCCGGCCAAAGCTCGCACTTGCCGCAAGCCTCGCAACTGGCTGGGAACTTGACCGACGGCAGGTCGGCGGCCAAGTTCCGCAGGGTTTGGCACGTTTTGCAGCTTATGACTCGTCCGTCTTTACGGCGAGGTCGCCTGGCGAGCCAGCGGGCGAAGCCTCGGAGTTTCCCAATTGGCTATCGTCTTTGATCATCTGGTCAGCGGCGACACGATCACTCTCAGCTTGCATCCAGGACTTGAGCCCTGGCAGGGCGTTAACCAGGCCGAATTTATTGACCTTGGTTAAGGGTAACTTGGTTCGATCCGGGAGGACCGGGCCGCGCCAGTCACGGATGATATGATCGGCGACGCGGCTGTCCTGCTCATTGGCTGCGGCAACTTCGCCTAGGCCGAGATCGTTGACCTCCTTAATGATTCGTCGCAGATCAGTGACAAGCAGCGGGGCCAGTTCGAATTCAATGCCATTGTAGGTTTTCCAAGCAGTGGCAGAAGTTGTGTTGGATGGGTCGAAGATGAGTATTTTTGACATTTTTTTGTTCCTCAAATAGTAGTTTGTTCCAATGCGCCCCTCCCTCGCTTGCGGGGGAGGGCAGGGATGTCCCGGCAATATTCAGACAGGGGTAAAATCAACATAAAACTCCTGCCCAATGGCGAACTGACCGACTAGGGCAGGATTAGTAATGGACATTTTCAGCGTGGCCGCCGGAGTCCATTTGGCGAAGGTGTTGTTTTCATCGCTGCCATCCGCCGGGTATCCGTCGCTTTTGCATACGGCGCCAAATTCTAAATCTTCCTGCGTGGGTGAATGCTTTACGGCAGCTGTAACTTTCATTTTTGCTCTCATCTGGCCCATGTTTGTCCTCTTTTTAAATTATGGTTTCGGGAAAAATCGCCCAATCGCTAGGCTACACCACCCCACCCGGCCTGCGGCCACCCTCCCCACTTATGGGGAGGGCTTGTTTGGAAGGGGATTAGGTAAAGGCAATCGACAATTCGTCGTCACCGGCATTTTTGCAGAGCTTGCCGTTAACTGCCAAGGTGGCGAGGCTATCGCGATCCGCCTCGCTGATGCCTTGGTACTGCAGTTTAGGGGCGGTGATGGTGCAGATCTGGCCAGCGCCGCTGCCCAAAGCCCCAGTGCTAAAGGCGACGGTAGTCCCTGACCGCCACTTGCCCATGAAGTCGATTTCGGCCACCAGGACTGCCTCCGGATCGAAGCTCAGGGTGGGATTGCGGTCAGTGATCATGGATGAGGTATAGCCGCTAGGGGCGTTAACCGATTGGCGCAGGGTCACCGTCGTGCCGAGATCGATATCGATGCCTGAGAGGTTGAGATTGCTGCCGGAACCGTCCAGGGTCAGGGTGGCGGCCTGCAGCATGATCTCGGGGATGGTGGTATAGGTCACCCCGGCCATCAGAGCGCCGTCGATCTCTTCCCAGTCGCAACCGGTGAATTCGAAGGAGTAGAGCGCGGCATCACCGGCCTGGGCCTTGAATTTCATGGTGCCACGGGCGCCCCAGATGCGCGAAATCTTGCCGTCGCGGCGGATCTCCACCGTCACCGAGATCGGCACGGTGGCTTGAGGGGCCGGGGTGTAGGTCACCGAGGTGGTGGCGACAATGGTCTCCTTGAGGCCGCAGGCCTTGAGCGCTACCCCGAGTTCGGGGGCGACGCCGGCGCTGGCCCCGCCTCGGAGGTAGGCGTCGAAACTGATCTTGCCGAAGCGGAAGCCTGGCCGGTTAGGGGCCTTAGACATGGTGCCGGTGGCCGACTTCATCTCCGCCATTTTAATATCCGGCGTAAACTTGGCGTTATGGGCGGTAATGAAGTCGGTGGCGGTCAGGGCGATTTTGGTGCCCTCGATTGTCTCGGCCTTCAACCCGACCTGGTAGATTTCATTTCTGATCATGGTTTTGCTCCCTTAGTGGCAGGGGAGGAGGCAACCGGTGCAGCCGCCTTCTCCAGATTAAAAGCAGCAGGGTCCGCCGCCAACAAGGCGTTGGCTTGGTCCTGGTCAATATCGCAGGTCACCCCGCGCGGCAGCGACAGATAGCTGGCCGGGGCGATGCAGATCTCCGGCGAGCGCTCGCCCGGTCCTAGGTAAGTTATTTTCATGGATGGCTCCTTAAGGCTTAATTTTTCGCTTGATAGGTCTGCCTGGCTGTACACTCGATGCCATAGAGCGGCGGCCGGAACTCGGGACGGACAAAGGGCGGGGCGCAGATCAGCGGGAAGCCGCCCGCGAACAGGATCTCCCCATCCAGGGCTTGCAGCACGGCATCGATAATGGCGGCCGTGCCGGTATCCAGGCCAGGTTCGTAGGCCGCAGGCTTAGTGCAGACCGTAATGGTAAAACGCAACGATTCCAGCCGTCTCCGGCCTTGTTCCGATCCCTCCGAGCCGCGATAGCCGATGAATATGGCAGGCCAGGCCGCCACCCGGAGCCGCAACACGGTCAGGGTAACCTCGCCGTCATAGAGATCGACCTGACCGGCGGTGGGGACGGCGGCCAGCACAAGGGCACGGATCGCGGCGCTGAAATCGGTAATAGGTCGCCTCATCTCACACCTTATAGGGCCAGCGGGCCTTGTTGATATGGAGGAACATACCGGCCTTGAAATTGGGGAAGACCGTGGCCAGGTCACGCCGCAAGACCACCTGGTCGATATAGCCGCCATCGAGATCCGCCGCGCTGATGGCGGTGAATATCAACCCGCACAACTGTTCCAGCCGCAGGACGCCCCGCTGGAGCTGCAGACCGCCGTATCCCACCGGCGTTTTCTCCGGATCGTGGACGCCGATCTCTACCCCTATCAAGCGGGCATGGAACTCGGCGGTGGCGCTGTCGTGATCGTCTATGGCGGCCAGCTCCACCATGGGGTATTCGGTCTCTGGGTCCGGCGGTGCTTCCGGGTCGCTGCCGGCAAAGACCAACAAGCCGCGACCATAGTTGTCCTGCGCCCAGAGCCTGATATCGGTATCCGCATCAATGGCCTGGGCGATGTTGGCCAAAAGGTCTAGGGCTTTAAAATCGGCGGCCGGGATGGGCTGGTAATCGGTCATATCCGTTCTCCCTGTAGCTTACGGCTAAAGTTCTGGCGGATATTGGCGATGGCCTCGGCCTCATGCGCCGCCCAAAAAGGATTGATGATCGGCCGGGCCGGCACCTTCATCTGTTTGGTTGTCTTGCGGAGGAAATAAAACCTAGCCTCATCCGCCCAACCCTGCTTTTTCAATTTGCCGCCTAGTCGCCGCAGTAAGGAGCGGCCCAGATCCGGGATCTCTTTGCTGAAGCCGTCCTGATGGATAATGGCCAGCCGCGTCCAGGACTTGGAGAGCTGGTTACTCTCCCACATATCGCCCTTGATATTGAGCACTTTGCCACCGGTAAAACCAACAATGACTTGCTGGATCTCGGCATTGCTTTGCTCCCAATAGCGGACCGGGATGGCGAGACGGGCCAGAGGCCTGCGTTCGACTCCGGCCCTGGTAGCCATGCGACGGGCGATGATTGACAACGGGGCAAAGCTTTGGCCGCCGGGAGCGCCGGCCTTGATCTCTTCCTTGAGTCTCAGCCGCAGGCGGTTGGCCTCCACCCGGATGCCGATGCGGCTGGCCGTATCGATGGCTTTGGCACTTTTATCCAGGTAGCCGATAGTCTGATCGAGGCCGGTGATGTAGGTTCTCATACGAGGGATCTCCTGGGCACCGGCGCCGCTTTTTTACGGAGCAAGAGGTCATGGCGGATACGGCTGCCGCCAACCCTCCGGACTACCTGCCAGGCCTCGCCGTCCAGGCTGACCGCCGTGCCTTTGACGACCGCAACCACATCAATCCGTCTGACCAGGATGATGCATTCGTCAGCTATTGCCTCAACGCCATTCAGGCGACCGCCGTCAGCGCCGTCACGGATGATGGCTCTGACGGTGGCGCCGTTGTAGACAATATCCGCGCCGCCAGTGGCGAGGATATTGTCAAAGCCTGCGGCTAGGTCGGCATGGAAGGTCATTTTTTGCCTTAAATAGTGACCTTGACCAACGTCCCAGGCCGTTTGCAGAGGGCCAGGGGATTGGACTGGCTATGGATATCCAGGCCACGGTTGTGCTTACGCGTCTCGGTCTTGACGTAGTAGGGCTGGCCAATGGTGTTGACCGTCTCCAGGAAATCACCAGGGGCGTTGTACATCTGGAAGGTGTTCATGGTGCCGATGGGGTAGCAGTGGCCTTCGCCTGCGGCAATAAAGCGTTGGAGGGCGCCATTCTTGTTCGGTACCCGGCCGCGATACTCCTCGAAGGTGATGCCGCCGAACTTGAAGCCATGGCGCGGATCGCCGCCCAACTTCTCCACTGCCTCTTGATGACCGGCAAAGACTTTCTCGACCGAGGAGTGGGAGACCAATTTATCAAAAAATTCCTCAGAGCAGAGGCACTCGACACCCAAGGAGACCTCGCCCAACAGGTTGTCCTCGATATGGCGGCTGACCTCCATGCACTTATTGCGGACATTGGTAGTGTCAACGTCGATAGCGAAATCGACGGTTTTTGCGGTGATCTCGAATTCGTCATAGAGGTTGTAGATCACCGAGCCGTCGGCATCGTAGATGATGCCCTTCAGGCCACCCATGCGGTAGAACTCCCTGGTGACATCATGTTTGTTTTTGATGGTCTGCAGCTTATCGTTCATGATGTCGATCAACTGGGCCAGACCGGTCGAACCAAAGGCGCGGATACCGGCGTACTCCTCCGGCAGCAGGACATCCTCCAACGGCAGATGCGGGATGCGGAAGGTCCGGACCTTGCGTTTGCCGCCCTTGTTGTACTCTCCAGGAGAACCAAGGGGCTGGCTCTGGATCAAATTGAGGACGCCGTGGTTTTCTTCGATGATGATCGCCCGGGTTGAGACGCCTTTATCGGGAAAGAGGTTTTTCTTGGCCAGGAGACCGAACTGGTTAGGCAGGTGGGTGATAGCATCGGTTAGGGTAGCCGCGGTGAAGGCGTCGCCGGTGAAGGGGTCGAGGATGACATTAGGGTCAGGCATGGGGGGATCTCCTTATAGGGTTTTTAGTCGATTCTGATTTTGGCGATCAAAACGCGACAGTCGAAATACGATTAAACTTCAGACCGGGCGACGATGCCGAGGACGGCCATCTCAGCCAAAGCAGCGGTCTTTTGGTCTGCGGTAATCCCCGTCGGCCAGACCAGATCGGTGGGGACGATGATGGCGTCGCGGACCAGACCGACGCCAGCTTTGTCGGCTGCGGTGGCATCGCAGGCTGCAGCCATAAATCCTGCCGCCTTCTGGCTGCCGTCTACGGCGGCGAGGTCAAGGGCCACGGCCTTATTGTCGCCTGCGGCCACCGCCACGGTGAAGGCGTCGCCGACGGCGAAATCGACAGTGCCGTCGTTAATGGTAGCGTTGAGGTAGGCCGAGGTATAAGGGGTGCCGACAACGGCATCGGCCAAGCGGCCGGTTTTGGAGCCAACCACCGAAAATTTACCGCCATTGGCGGCAGCAGTGGTGCAAGTGATGGTGAAGGTCTCGGGCAGGGTCGAAGCCGCGCCGCTGACGGCGGTACACGTACCGTTGCCGGTATTGGTGCCAGCAGTACCCGTAGTGGGGACGGCGACCAGGCGCTTGCCGATCACCTCACAGAGGGCCAGATTCTGGCCACTCTTGACGGTGACCGTTTCGCGGGAGAATCTGTTTTCCTGCTCCCATTTCAGGACATCGGCCAGGTTATTCGGTTCGGTTTTTACGTTGGGCATAGGGGTATCTCCTTAATGATTTGTAGGTTGGGGTCCCGGTTGTGGAACTGCGCCGCCTGGCTTAGCCTTGCGCCTGGCCTGTGAACTTGGCTTTGCGGGCTTGGGCGTTGGCCAGCAAGAGGTTGGCCTGGCCGCCGCCGGCGGGATTAACGGTTGAGACAATTGGATGCTGGCCAGAGGCTGAGGCATCGATAATGGTCTTGCGGGCGTCCTCAACTTTGGTCTCGGCCTTGATCAGTCCGGCCACCAGTTGCGGGGTGCCTCCTAACTCGCACATGGCGATCAGCTCACGGGACTGGTCAAAGGCGGCCTTGTGTCCGGCGGCGAACTGTTCTTGGCCAAAGACCTGCTTGGCCTCGGCAGTGATGGCGTTGGCTTTGGACATATAGCCCATGGGCTCTAAGGCCAACGCGATTTCGGTGTCGGAGGAACCCTTGAAGAGCGCCTCCAACTGGTGCTGCAATGCTTTTCCTGACATGCGGGTACCTCCAGTTTGTTTTGTTGTTTTCTGGGCTATCCGGTTGATAGCCTGATCGAATGAGAGTACGGCATCGGCGAGACCGGCATCGACTGCGGCCTGGCCCTCATAGACACCGGCTTGGGTCGCGCGGACTGCCTTCTCCGGCAAATTGCGATTGGCGGCGACAGTGGCCACGAAGAGGTCATAGGATTTGACCATGCTGGCATGCAGGATCTCCTTAGCCTGGTCGGTGAGGGGACCTTCCGAGGAGAAGTCGTTTTTGCGGTCGCCGACGAACATGGTGGTGTACCTGACCCCGTCATTTTCGTTTTTAGCTGAGTAGTCGGCGTGCCGGGAGATGACACCGATGGAGCCGACGCCTGAGGTGCGGGTCAAAAAGACCTCAGTGCAGGCCGAGGCAAGGGCGTACCCTGCCGAGTAGGCGTATTCGTTGACGATGGCGTAGGTTGGCTTGCCGGTAAGACAGGCCTGCCGGATCTCATCCACCAAATCGAAGAGTCCATGGCCTTCGCCACCGTTGGTGGCAAATTCCAGGACCACGGCATCGAAAGTCTTGTCCGCCTGAGCCTTGCGGTAATCGGCACGCAGGGCCTCGTAGCCCCTGAGCCCGGACATAGCATCAATGCCGCCGGCCCGTTGCACCAGGGAGCCGAAAACCGGGATCACGGCCAGGGTTACGCCTGGGCTGCTCGATCCGGCGGCTCCGTTGGCGGAAGGTTTTTGCCCGCCGACCCGCAAAGCCACCATCTCTTTTTTAGGGACGTCCACGCCCTGGACCATGGTTAACCCGAGATCGGCGCTGTCCATGCCTAAACGATCACCCAAAACAGTGAGGATGGTATCGAATTTGGCAGGGTGGATCAGCAGCGGGGTATTAAAAATCCTAGTCGCTAGACGAGTAAGTTGCGCTTTAGACATTGGTTACGGCCTCCTTGACGGTGGTGGCTTCGGCGGCCTGGATGGCGCCGCTCTTTTCGGTATGGCGAGGGTCGCTGTCGAAGATGAGGCCGCTCTCGTCGGCCCGGCCGTTCTCGGCCTTGATCTCCTTTTCGACCCGGTGAGCATCGCGGCCCCGGCGACCGATGATAGAGGTGCGGGAGTCGAAGCCGTTCCGGACATCGAGTTGCTCGGCCAAGCGATCCTTGACCGGATCGACATAGTCCCAGCCGTCCGGCTGCCACTTGATCCGCCAATAATACCGGCGGTTTTTCTGATAGCGGGCCGCCGCGATCCGCCAGGCCCCGGAGAGGACCGCCGTATCGAGCCAACGGCGGATCACCGGCCGGCAGAACTGATGGATCAAGACCCGCTGCTGGATCATCTCCAAAAATCTACGGATCTCAATGAGCCCGGCCCGGATTGAGGAGTAGGTAACTCCCTCCAGGTCGCCGGAGAGTTGTTCGTAGGTGATCCCCATCGCCCGGGCGACTGACCGCAATTCGTGGCGCACGAAATCCTTGTAGTTGTCGCCGACGTCGCCGGGATCGGCCACCGTCACCGATTCTCCAGGCTTTAAGCGGCAGGAGAGACCAGGCTCGAGGACGACTACCGACCGGCCCTTATCGTCCTTCCCCTGCAGTTTCCCGGCTGGCGAGGCTGGGTGGCCAGGCTGGCAGGACGGATCTTTATCGCTGGTAAAAAATACCGAATAGAGGGCGGCCACTTTCTTGCGGACCAGGGTGGCATCGTCAAACTGATCCAGCTCGTGGAGTTTGGTCAGGGTGGAGGCCAACCAGGGGCAGCCGCGGGCTTGACCGATGCGCAAGGGGCGGAAGGGGTGGAGGATTTCGGTGGCCGGAATGCGGACCCGGTCGCCGGAATAAAAGCCGAGGGCCATCTCGCCGGGATGCTCGTTAAACAGCCAATAGGCGGCGCGTTTCCCTGCCCTGGTCCACTCGATGCCCATGCGGATCTCGTTGCCGTTCGGCGCCCAGCCGTTGTAGGCGGCGTCCAGGTGATCGGCCTCCAGGAGTTGGATCTGCAGCGGCACCAGATTGCCGGAGTCATAGGGCAGGGGCCGAAAGCGGGCCAAGGCCTCGCCGGCGTCGCACTGGGCGCGGGCCACTTGCTCAATCTGGCCGTAGAAATCATAGACCTCGTTGTAGTCCAGCTCCTGTTGGGAGTCGGCCCACAGGTCCTGCAGGATCTCCCTTTCCGTCGGGTCGTCTATTTCCCATTGCGGCGAGATGTCGGTACCGACCAGATTAGCGGTGAGGGAGTCGACGCCGCCGGCGACGGTGGGGTTATTGCGGATCAGCGCCCGGGTGCGGGAGCGCAGGGCAGAGAGAGGACCGGAGAGGACGGCGTTGGGTCCGGCGCTGGAGAGTCCCCAGCCGCCCATGCGTCTGGAGGACGAGGCCCCTTCGTAGTCCGGAGCCGCCATCATGCTGGACGGCAGCGGGTTACCGTGGTGATCGAGGAGGCAAGGGGCGTCCATCATCTTAGAACCCCTTGCCTGTGGCGAGCAGGCAATAGCGGTTGTCGGTATCGCCGGTCGAGGCCAGCTCGGCCTGGATCTCCGAGCGCAGGGAGCGCAGGGCGTCGAGGTTGGCCGGGGCGTACTCCATGGTTTCACCGGCAATGGTGACCTTTACCTGTCGGCGTCCGGCCCCAAGGTCGATGATGGCCTGGGTGATGGTGTCTAAATCATTTAGGGAGTATGCCATGGCGAGAGAGTACCACGGCTTTTTTGGGGTTTTCGCAGATGAGCGTTTTTGATCGTCTTTGAGCGCAGGTGATCTTAGAAATACCTTCGTTGCGTTTTTTTGCGCTTGACAGGGGTTAGAAAAAAAGAGGGAATTCTAGTGGACAAAACGGGGAATAAAACGAAGGCGAGGCAGGACCATTGCGGCAGGGAAAGGCCCTGGAAACCGAATCTGATTGCGGACAGATTCGGTTTCCAGGGCTGGATCAATTTTATCGAGACGGGAGGCTGTTGTCTGGCGGGGAGAAACGGGGCGAGGTTCTTTAATTTTTCTGGCGGGACTGCAGAACGGTGGTCAGCTCTTCGTAGAGATTTATAGTTTGACAGGTACCATGGGTTTTGAGGATGAACCAGATCCGCCACTTGTCGACCAGATCGGTATCCGACTCCCAGGTGCCGAGCATTTTGACGGCCGGGAAATTGTCCGATTTGATCAAACGACGGGTGGTGTTTTTGGACCGCTTGGCATAAGCCGCGATAGCATCCATACCAGATAATGACGCCATACAATGCTCCTTATTTGCTGATGGGTTGATAAGAGTTGGCGCCTATAAATTTTTGGGTCGAGCGGTTTGGTAACTATCATCGTCCGGATCTTGATGCAGGTCCGGAGGCGGAGGCGGATCCCACATAGCGACCTGGGAGACGTCGGCCGCGATGTCGGCATAGACCTCGCAGTCCCAATAGTGGTTCGGTTTTCCTTCCGGACAGAGCCAATAGCCATTTTCGTCCAGATATTCCGAGGTCAGGTGGCTGGCAAAGTCAAAATCGATGCCCAGCGATGGCGACGGGTGATTGGCCGCGACCAAGGTCTCCACCGAGGCGTGGTTCCAGCGACAGCCCGGATCCCCAGGAGCGACCTCAAGATCGGTGCTAAGTGAGTTTTTGTACATGGTGACGTTGCCGCGCAGGAGCTGGACGCCGCCGGGGATTGGCTTGTTGCTGCCCGGGTACTGGTCGATCTGCGAAAATTTCCACATCTGGGTCATGGTGCGCTCGCCCTTGAAGGGGTGGAGCCATCCCCGGTACTTGCGGGAAAAATCGTAGACCTCCTTGGTGCGGGCGCCCATGGCATCCTGTACCACCCGCAGGGCAGGGTAGGTGTTGCCCTCGGCATCCTGGTAGGTGTCCTCGATCAGGACTTTTTCCAGGGCCTCGAAGCTGGTGACAAAGCCGCGCCGGATCAGCCACTTCTCTTGCGAGCAGGGGATGAGCTGGCCGTCGGCGGTCCATTGCTTGGCCCAGCCGTAGGCCCGGATGACGAAGAAAAATCCGGAGCCAGCCCCGGGGCCGTGAGTATCCACCCCGACAAAGAGCCCGGCCACCTGGCCGTGACCAGGGACCACGCCCGGCGGCCGATCATCGCAGAGGGCGATGATCTTATCTTCCTTACGCACCTGGCGGTAGGTGGTCCAGGGCTCGGCGGCGTAATTGTTTAGGAAATCCTTGAGGGCGACGTTGTCTTTTTGGCCTTTGACAAAGGCGGCCGCACACTTTGAGAGGCTGACAAACGGCGAAATCCAGGCCGGTAGGTGAAAGCCAATTTTCTGGGGGCGGTAGGTCCTGAGGTAGACGAAAAGCTCAAGTCCATGCCCTGGTCCCAACGTCCGCGCCCGCCACTCGCCTTGACGCACGGCCCGGTCGCGTTGATGGTCAGACCAATGACTGCTGCAATGCTCGCACTCGTACCAGGCCAGCGACTCGGTCTCGATCTTCAGGTGGTCGCGCTCGCCGTGCGGCCAGCGGATCCCGCCCGGGAGCAAATCACCGTCCTGGCCTTTGCCGCCAAAACGGATGAGCTGCATTTTGCCGCAATCCGGGCAGCGGCCCCAATATTCGAATATGACCTGGGCCTCGGTGGTCAGGGCCTGCCAGATAGGGCCGGATTCGACGGTTGGGGTAGAATTTTTCCACTCCTTGCGATCATACCGGTAGGCGGTGGTCCGTTTTTCGGCCAAATCGATGCTCGCCGCCTCTTTTTTGTTGGGGGTCTCGGTGTATTTGTCGATCTCATCGAGCACCAAATATTTGACCGATTTGTTGCCGAGGGAGGTGGCGGATCCGGACCAGCCCATGTAGAGCAGCATGGTGGTCAGCTTGATCCGGAGGGTGGCGATATCGTCATCGACGCCGGTGAGATAGGACCGCAGCCGGGGGCTGGCCTTGATCATCGGCTGCAGGTTATCGCGGTTGTTCTCCCGGGCGGTGTCCCGATCCGGATAGACTACCAGGGCCGGGCCGGGCCGGCGGTCCATGGCATAACCGAGGCAGGTCTCAATGGCGGTGGTACCGCCGACCTGGACCGCCTTGCAGTTGATGATCAGCTGTACCGACGGGAAAAACGAGGCGTCAACGATACCGGCCAGGTAGGGCGTAAGCTTGTTGGACCATTTGCCGCCTTCTAAGGGGCCGGAGGTCACATAGCGGTGGCGTTCGGCCCATTTGGAGGGCAGGATCGGCAGGCGCTTGCGGTAGACCTGGCGCTCCGCATCCGTAAACCGCACCCGGATCTGGCGCAGGGCAAAAGGCAGTTGGCGGAAGCCGGCAGGTAGCCAGGCCGGCGGGGCGGGGATGGTGATAGCCTGCATCTATAGGGCCTGGCGCTGGGTGGAGGCAGAAACATTGCGCTCGTTGACCAAATCTCCAAGGAATCCCTTGATCTTATCCTCTGAGGTCCCTGCCGGATGTTTTCGGCAGTACAGGCAATAGCGCTTGAGCCAGCCCAGGTATGACTGTTCAGTTTTCAGCGAATAATGGCGGAAACGGATGGTATTTTTTGTCGCCTCAAGGGCTTGGTGCATGTCCATTTTTGTCTCCTCCTTTTGTGTATATCCGCCTAGCTGCCGATTAATACCTGTTGGGCCGCTCAATTTATTTTTTTTGTAGGCTGCAATTTTTCTTTATTTGGTTCTTGACATAACCTAAGCGGTTTGGTATTGTGTATCTAACAGAGGGCAATTACGCCAACCACAAAGGGAGCCAGCCATGACAACTTTAACCGGATCAGAAAAACAAATCTCTTGGGCCGAAACCATCATCACCGAGTGGAACGAAAGTTTTGACCGTATCATCCAGCACGCCAAAGATCGCGTAGAGCGGCAGACAATGCCAGCCGCATGGTCAGCCCACACGGAAACGGTTGTCAACCAGGCAAAGTCAAGAATCGCAACACTTGCCAAAGCGAGCGACATAATCGACATGAAAAAGAGAAGCAATGTCCCGGCGGTTGTAGAGCAGCAAATCGCCGCCACCTGGAAAGCATAAGGAGACCAGCCCATGAAAAATCCAGCAGCAGTAGCACTCGGCAAACTAGGCGGCAGCGCAAAAACCGAAGCCAAGGCCCTTACCAGCGCGGCCAATGGCGCTAAAGGCGGACGCCCTCGCAATTTTTTGTACTCAGTACAAGTTTTTGACCATGACTCCGAATCCTGGCAGCATAAATTTAACTCTCCGATGGGCAGAGAAGAAGCAACAGCCACCGCCAAGCAACTAAGGAAATGGGCCAAGGATGAAGGCACCGGCAAAAAATACCGCATAATAAAAGTAGAGATGACCTTTTAGTCTCCCGCTTGCCCAACCAGGCGCTGCACTCGGACACCGGGGAGCAGCGCTTTTGGTTCATCTGCAACTCACTCGGCCCGGTGCCGGTGAGCTTGGCGTTAACTGTAAAAAATGAAAATCACGAAAACCAATATATTAAACCTTGTGAATACAGCTTTCGGCTTCGAATGGACGCCAGAAATATCTCAAGAAGCAATAAACATTCTGAATAGATGTGACTCCACGACAGAACAAGTTTATTTGCTTGGCGCTGCTTATTATATCGAAGCAATGAGGAATAAATACGAAGGCGAATTGTGTGGCCAACCTCTTCCAATAACCCAGCACATTGTCACCTATAATAAAATTGACTATGAAGCTATTTGTTTTCAGGAGCCATGGGGCGGCTGGGCCAGAGGTTACGGAGCTGGCCCTGGCAGTTGTGCCTTTGTCCCACAGTTGAAATTCCCACATATCAATTACCACCATGACTTCGGCTTGTTTTATAGCGCCGATAATGCAGGTGGCGAATGGGGCTTCCAATGTGCGATAGAAATTGACCCTGAAGAAACGCATAAAGATCGTAGAGATAAAGACGAGTACAGAGACAGTATAGTCGATTATGAAGTAATACGTGTTTATGACAAGCAGCATAGTTGCACAACATGGTTTGAATTAATAATGGACAGAGATGATGCAATGATTGAGGAGCATCTCAACACAATTAAAGATGACGACGACACTCAAAATCCATAGGCTCCCATCCAGGGGTAGCGGGGATACGCACATATTTCCTTTCTTCCCCACCGCAATGCCTGTGCCTGAATGTGTGTCGCCATCCTATACCATCATCGGTGTCCTCGGTTTCCATATACCCCCAGACCTCCCCACAACATTCGCATTCAGCAACAGGGTCAGCATCGGGCAATTTATTAAAGGCTATTTCAAGCTCTTCGCTTTTTTTGTTAAGCCACGCTATTCTCATGTAATAACCTAATTTTATGATAAAAAATCAGTTAACAATTGGGTCAACCAGACGGCGGGGAGCAGCGTTGCGCTAACCGCGTCTAGTTCAGTGGCCGCCGCTGGTTACCCTTGGCGTTAAATGTATCTGTCCTGTTCCAACCAGGTGGAGTAATGGTGCCCGGCATTCCAGACGGGTCCCGCGTGGTTCCGGGATCGATTTACCATTAAACCCTATAGCCGCCTTGTCTTTCATTGCAGAGGGTCGGTCCCACTTCTTAGCCCCTTCAGGAGCGCCACAGATACAAACCAAAAAAACATTAAACAAATAATTCGGTTTTTTCTGCGCCTTCAGTGGCGCGGTCGAGTTACCCTAGACGTTAAAAATTATTAATCTCGTAATGGAGTTTAAACGTGGCCCTCGGTTTCATGTCATTTACGATGACGAGGATCTTGGATCTTCATTTTTCGCCATAGCAATCGGTTTCGATCCGCAGATAGCTAATCTCAACCTCAAATTGAGAGCTACCGCAGGAAATTGACGTGCTGCAAGCTATATTTATGGTGTCTTTGTACTCTTCCGGGACAAGATCAAACTTATCAGTCCACCATCGCAGGAAATCTTCTGGCTTGCTCGGCAGATCGTAAGCGCAAGATTCTTCGGAGAAAACAATAACTTTAATTTCCTTTTTCATAATTCCCTCTTTACATTGGTATTTAATAAATCCGTAAACGCTACCTGGGTAAATCCGGTGGCGCTATTCGCGTCTGGGTCGCATCTATTCATTTTCCTCTGGTATCTAGCAAGGTTTTCCAATAGTGTCGCAGGGTGCCGGCTTCCAACTCTCATTGGCCCGAAGCTTATCCAGCTCCCGGTCAATGAGAGTTGACATGTTAAAACCCACAGCCTTCTGTGCCCGCAACCAGTCTGCATTCTTCTTGCTGACGGAAATACCCAGTTTTACCCGGTCGTTAGTAGAGCCGGTCTTGCGACCGGACCCCTGTCGTGCTCCACCCCTCATCAGCCTAAAAGCTCCTCTGCCTTCCCAAACCCTACCCAGGCACCATGGTGGTCAAGACCTCTGGAGGCCAGTTCTTCGCAAGCAAGACGGTTAAGGTCAATCTCGCCCCTGGCGACCGCCGCTAAAACCTTGGTATCTGCAATCTGGATAAAGCCGATTTCGTCTACGCTGAATTCTCCACCACTGTAAGCCATGTTCTTCCCTCCGTGATTTGTTGGTTGGATGTATCGCTTTTGTTGGTCAGAGAATAGCTCGCCTTTTGATTATCGTCAAGAAATAAATCAATAACTATCTGTATTTGTGTTGTTTGCAATTTTATATGCCCTCCTGGTCAGCCGCCAGCGTCACCACAAAATCATCGACGCTGGCGAATGAATTCATTACGTCATCAACAAAGGTCATTAGTTCGTCCATAACCTGGCCGGCCTTTCCTTGATCGCCACCGACCAGGTCGATGATCTCGGGTACCGCCGTTTTCAGCATGTGGCGCAGGGAGGAGTCGAGGATCAGACCCCGGCCCACCAGTTCGCGGATCATCTCCTCGCGGGCAATATATTTGCTCTTGTCCACATTGAGGTTAAACTCCTCCTTCTCGGCCTGGGCCTCAAGGCGTCTTATCTCGGCGTTCAACTTCCGGTTTTGCATGACCTCTGCGACATCGGCGATCAGCTTGCCGGTGGCGACCAGAGGCAGGTAGGACTTGGCGTATTTTTCAACTGCAGCCAGCAGGTAGCGGTGGTCCTTCTTGTCCTTGCTGATCTTGCCTTCCTTCTGGTGCTTGTAGATGCCGGACTGGGAGATTTTAAAGCCGCGCTGGAGGAGATAAGCCAGGACCTGATTGATGTCGTCAAAGCCACCAGTCTGATCGGTATTTCCGTTTCCAATCTCGTTAGCATCTCCCAGCGTGTTCATCATTCGTTACCTAAGATTGACCAATTTAAATGCCCCCAAGCCCGAAGGCCGGGGGGTGGTTCGTTACTTCCGTTTATTCGTAGCTACGCCATGGCCGGCCGATGCCCTGCCGTTCGTCGTTGATCGTGTGCACCAGCGCCATCAGGTAGTTGTCTATGAGGCGGGCGTAGAGGTTTTGGTCTTTACGCCTGAGGCGTTTGATGAACTTTCCCAGGTCGGCGAAGTGGTTGGTCAAGGGCTCGACCAAGGGCGAACCCTCGGCGGCCAAGACCTCCAGGCCGTGGTCGATCTGTCTCCTGGTCCAGGCGACGCCCTTGGTGTTTGACTGGATGGAGAGCGAGGCGAGACGGTCGACCTTTGACGCTGCTGGGCTGACGACGCGGTTGCCAAACAAGGGGATGATCTGGGCGCTCATGCTGCCACCTCCTGGGCGCTGCCCTTCAAGGCGAGGCCGGAGTACCAGATCTCGTTGTTAATGGTCAGGCGCGGAAAGCGGGTGCGGAAGAGGTCGCCGGGCAGGGCCAGGCTGTCGTGAAAGAGAGCGAAGTACGGGGCCGGGTAGTTGAATGAGACCTCAAACCAGAGGCAAAAGACCTCAAACATGGTCTTTTCGGTGATGGCCTGGCCGGGGGAGGTCTGGCAGCAGTCCTTGAAGAAGAGGTCAAGGCACTCTTGGGAGAGGACAACCCTGGGGGCGCGGTCGCTGGCAAAGAGGTCGGTGCTGACCTCGATGAGGCGCAGGGAGCAGCCGACACCATCTTTGCGGTTATGCAGACGAGGGGCAATGGCCTGCAGGTGTTCTTTCTTCTGGGCCGGGGCCATACCGAGGAGGGCCAGGGCGTCTTGGCCTAAGAGGTCGCCGACGGCGCAGGCGGTGAGGCTGGCGGTGTGGAGCTCGGGCTGACCGGCGTCGCCCAGGGTAGTGGTGAGGTGGGCGGCCGCGGCCCGTACCTCCTGGCGCTTGACCTCCATGGCCGGGGGGGCCGGACGGGGGTTGTGCAGCTCCGCCTCCATGGCGTTGAAGGCCTCGATGTAGGCCAGCTTGAAGCGCATGGCCTGCTTGCCGGTGAAACCCATGGCCAGGATGGTGAAGCCGTCGCGGGTCATGTTGATGGCCGGTGACTTGATTGGTGCGCCGCCGCTAGGATTTTTGCGCTCGGTGACCGTCTGCTCAAAATTGCGCCGACGCCAATCGCTAGGAACGGCAAGGCTTCCGATGGCCTTCAAGACATCCTTGTGCTGCTTGCCGAAGACCTTGGCAACGTCGAGGGAGGAGGCCAGGACATGACCCTCCTGGACAACGAGGTGGACGGCGGGAACGGGGGTGGTGCTGGCGGGACGGTTGGCGTGTTTCATGGTCGTGCTCCTTGGTTAGAAAAAAAGTTTTCCACCCACGCGCTCTCAAACGCAAAATGGGCAGGGCTATGCGGGTTGAGAGACCGGAACCAAGGCACCGGCAGGCTTTCGCCTCCCACATAGCCTGCCCAAAAGAAGCAAAGCCATGTCGCGAACGCAAAAACCGCCAAACAATCTGAATTGAGGCGGTTTATAACGTCCGCCTTGGTTTCCGGGCTCTCAAACCCGACAGCCGGTATCCCGGCTGCAAGGTCAGGATAGCCGATGGGGTTGGCGCTTGTCAAGAGCTTGTCAAAAAATCCTGCCCCCGGTATGGTCAGGAGTACCCCCGTACCCACTAACCCCAGACCAGGAGCAGGAAGCCATGAAGCAGAAAAAGACCATCCCGCTATTTGTCCGCCGCTTTTGCCGTGAAATCTCATGCGAAAAGCCCGTCCTTGTCCCATTGCGACCGATTGTTGGCAAGGAAATCAATGAATGTTTCAACATCGTGCCAGAGCATGTCGCCACTCATGGCGGCCATCAGGTGCTTGGTTGGTACTTCCTGCTTTGGCGGCGTGTGTGGCTGGAGGCGTCGTTTCACTGCGTCTGGCAGGCCCCGGACGGACAAATGTTTGACCTCACGCCAAAGGTCGAAAAAGGTAACGCCATTATTTTCCTTCCTGACCCCGCAAAAGAGTACACAGGTCGAAGGACTGACAATCTCCGCCAGGCTTTGACGACAGACCCGGACATCTTCGAGTTTATCCGTTTGTCTGGAGAGGTGTTTGACTACACTAACGAGCCAGGTCGTGCCAATGAGGATGGGGAGGTTGTTCTTGCCGACGGTCGGATCAGGGCAAAGCACTACCTCATGCAAGAACTTGAACACTCTCTCATACTCAAGTACGGAAAACATCGAGTTCTGGCCAGGTAAGGCGCTGATCGCCAGCGGGTTTCTGGCGTCATCCCTAAGGATCATGGTCTTTGGCATGATGTTGGAGTGATTAGCCTTTCTGGCGGTTTCTTTATCTGGGTAGATGATTAAAAGCGGTGCATTCATGGTGTTACCTCCAAAATGTTGCCGGCGGTGATGACCTGAGCCGGCAGGGTGTGCAGGTGGTCGAAAACGGCCGGGGAGAAGACTAAGCGGCTGATCTCGCCCATGGCGTCGTAATGCAGATCGCGGTTGTAGGCCGGCAGCTTCCTGATGCCGAAGGCGTGGGCGGTTTTCTGGAGGCATACCGGGCACTGTTTCAACAGCTCGGCCAGGCGCAGGAGATCGATCTTGACCTCGGCAGGACTGGCGGCGACCGGCGTTATTTCCGGCTCAACCGACGGCGCTTCGATCATTTTTTCCTGTTTTTTGACTTCAATTGAGAGAAAAAGGCTGATCTCGGCGGCCTGATGGACTGGGGGCAAGCCCTTGGTGATCCAGACTCTGACCCCTTCCCGGCCGCGCTGCTCATAAAATTCGCCGGGGTCGCCGCCCACCGGAACCGGCCAGCGTAAATGGCGGGCAAAGGTCTTCTGCCACCAGGAGCTGGCCGAGGTGCCGGCATCGTCGTAATCGAGGGCGTTCAAGATCCGCTTGGCCTTTTGCAGGATCAGGCCAGCGGCATCGGTTGGCTTGGCGTGGGAGGAGCCAACCGCCACCGCGCCGATCAGGTCGCCGGCCTGGCCGTCCAGCATAATGGCGTCAAGCTCGGTCTCGATCACGGCGTAGACCTCAGCATCGGCCCGGGTGATGAATGAGTCCATGATGGAGCCGCTAACGGCGTGGTAGCGTTTTTTTGGATTGGTTTGGTCTTTGACCTCGAGGCGGATCCGCACCCGGTGCAACTCGCTGTTTACAAAAAACGGAATGACGATCCCGGCCGGCAGCACGAACATCTCCGGACGGCCGGTGCGCTGGTTTTTACCGCCGGTCATGCCCCAGGCGGTACGGGGCCGAAACGATGGCTGCCAGTTGGTGGTCTGGTGCAGGCCGAGGCGATATTTTACCACCCTAGCTTGATCGATGCCGCGCTTGGCGAGCCAGGAGAGATGATCGGTATCGGCGAGCAGGGCCTGATGGCAGGCATCGACAAATTTTCCGGCGTGGTCCTGCCAAACAGCGGGGTCGGCGACGTGGGCAGGCCATTTTTTTTGTTCCGGCACCCAAGTCGCAGCGGTTTGGCGCTGACGGTCGATGTCTTTGGTGCCGTACTCTTCCGGCAGACCGAGGCGGGACTTGGCGTCGGCAAAGGAAAGACCCTCGAAATCGCGCAGAAACTGGAGGCAATCGCCGCCCTTATCGCAGCCCCGACACCAATAACTGCCCTGCCCCCCATTCTGCTCGGGCCAGGTGTGGAAACGATCATCCCCGCCGCAGCCGGGGCAGGGCGAATGATATTCACCACCCTTGTTGGTGGAGACGCGGCGCGGAGTGATGCCGTATGGGGTGAGGAGGTCGAGGATGTTCATGGCCGTTTTTTTTATGGGGGAGGATGGGGGAGTATTTTTTTATATATAATTAGAGTTAGAAAAAAAAATTAAGAGACGCGCGTGTATATATGTGTGTTGATCGTCCCCAATCCTCCCCGTTTGGTCAGGCTTCGCTATCGCCGGCGTAGCGAGAGGAGAGCTGGGGAGAGATCATGAGGCCGTGATAGACGATATTGCCGTTTGATTTGCTGTCGTTGTATTTGGCCTTCATCCAGGTGCCGAATTTTTTGGCGCTGGGGACGCTTTTTTTGTTCACGGTGACCTCCCAATGTTTGGAAAATGTTTGATAGAGGATCTGGGCCGATTCGACGGCACCTGGTTTCTCGACGCAGCACTCCTCCAGGAACGGCGCCAGGATATCCTCATTCTGGCGCCACTGCTCGGTATCGGCCTTGATCGATTCTGGGGACTGCAGCCCTTCTTTTTGCCAGAGCAGGCAACCGCGCACCAGACTGGCCAGGATGCCGGAGGCCTCGCCTTTTAGTTCATCCAAAAGATTTTCGTCCGCCTGTTTTTGGTAGGGCTTGTCCGGATCCGGGTAGGAGACGAACGAAAAGGGGAAATCGATGCAGCGCAAGCGCTCCCAGAGGGCCATATCGTCGTATTTGGCCCCCGGTTTTTCGTTGGTGAGCAGAAAAAGGGTGTGGCTGGGCCGGAAATTGACGATGTATTTGTCGTGGGGATTGCGGCCCTCCAGGGTGTCGCTGCCTGAATATTTCTTGATCTTGCCCATATCGAAGCGTTCACCCTCGTTTGGCTCACTGGCCACGACCAGGCGCCGACCCTTGAGGCTCATAACGTCAGGGCTTGGTCCGGAGGCTGAGCGGCCATTGCGCTGGCGGAGGAGCATTTCGGTTGGGATCGGCCCGGCCAAGGGGCCGAGGATGTGGTACATGATCTCCATGATCGTGGTCTTGCCGTTGCGGCCGTGCGCTCCATATAAGACCGGGAATATCGCCACCTTGACCGCGCCGGTGATGGCGTAGCCCAGGAGCTTGAGGACGTAGGTGACTTTTTCCATGTCGCCGTCAAAGGCCTCGACCAGGAAGCGTTCCCAGCGTGGGGCTTTTGACATAAGGCCGGTGAATTCAATGGGGCTTGCCATGGTTAGGTACTGATCCGGCCGGCCGGGGGCGAAATCGCCAGTGGTGAGGTCGATCACCCCGTTGGCGCAGGCCAGGAGCATGGGGTGGCTATCGAGATCGAGGCCGGTGATGGCGAGCGGATCGTTGATCGAGGCGGCCGCTTTCAGGCAATTTTCTCTGCCGGCGTTCGACTGTAGTCGATTGATTCGGCTGCTGAGCTGCTTTTCAAGGGCGCCCAGGTAGTCGATGGTGTCTTTTGATTGGGAGGTATCCTTCATCTCCAGGCGGACCTTGGATCGTTCGGCCTTGTAGACCTCGACCACGGACGAGACGGCGGCCAGGGCGCGTTGCATGCGGTCAAAATCCCAGGAGTGATCGGTCCAAATCAGCCACGCGCCGATGTTGTGGTTATAGACCAGGCGGTCACGATGTAGGGTGGCATAGATAACGCCATCGCCGACCTCGTTGGCCCACAGGCTTTCGCGGACAATGTTTGAGGGGATTATCGGCGCCGTATCTTCCTTGACCGGGACTGATCGCTGCTGTTCGGCCGCTCGGCGGGCCTCGACCTCCTGCTCAATGTCGAGCGGCGGCTGATCCGGCTTGGTAGTCATGCGCCCGCCCCCCCCTTATCTTGCCGACCAAGCGCGATGCTCCCCAACTTCCGTCTCTCCTGATAAAGCCAGGAGAGGGAGAGCTCGCAAGCGGCCGCGATGGTGGCCAAGGGGACGCCACGCTGGATGAGTCCAGCGGCGACCGTGCGGATCCGCGCTTGGTTGGCGGCCAGTATCACATCGGCCGCGAGTCCGCCGGTGAATTGGTGCCCGCAGCCGGGGCAACGATACCGCTGCAGACTACGGGCATGTCCGTTTTTCCGCGCCGAATGACACAGGAGGCAGGATGGACAAATACGCACGGAAGCGCCCAAACCATCACTCATGCAAAAACGCTCCTGATTGAGCTAAATTCCAGCATTCCACGCCTTTAGATAATTCCCACACGCGAGACGACCGAGATTTGCGAAAC